GCGGCGCGTGATAAAGATGCTGAAGCCGCAGAAAAAGCAAGATTGCGGGCATTAGAAAAATACTTTAATGAACTACAACGGTTAGACAAAATATTATTAGATGTTGCGGGCAAAGAAAATAACGCGTTTACTGATTCATTAAAACGAATTGAAGGCGATGAATACGCACTAAAAATAAAGAACGGCATTTTAGATATTGAAAGAACGACAAGGGATATGCGTTCTGAAGATATACAACTAACAAAAGATTTGTATTTAGAAGAACAAAAAAGATTAGAAAACATTAAGGAAATTGAACGCAACAATCTTTTGACCATTGAAGCAAAAGAATATTTGGTTGCACAAGAAAACGCATTAGCCAATGCAACCGAACGCTATCTACGCGCACAAAACCAAGCGGTTAAAGCGCAACGCGAAGGAACTGCTGAACAAGGCTTTATGAAAGAAGGCGCAAAGTTTTTCCGTGACTTGCCAACCGAATTAGAAAACGGCGCAAAGGCTTTTGGTTCTGTAATGGGCAACATGGAAAGCGCGTTAGATAACTTTGTTCGCACGGGAAAGTTATCGTTTAAGAGTTTGGCGCGTAGCATTATTCAAGATTTGATTGCTATTCAATTGCGGGCATCAGCAACGGGTTTGTTTAAATCATTGTTTGGAATGTATGCAAGCGGCGGCTTTGGTACTGGCAACGCGTTTGGCAATGCTGACCTTGGCGGGTTCTTAGCCGATGGCGGTTCGGCTAATGCCAATACGCCTTATGTGGTCGGGGAACGCGGGCCTGAACTGTTTGTACCGCGTTCATCAGGTACAGTAATACCGAACCATGCTTTAGCGGGCGCGGGCGGTACTACGATGGTTACAAACAACTACATTAACGCCATTGATACCAAATCGTTTGAAGAACGCCTATACGGTAGTTCTAACGCGATTTGGGCGGCAAATCAGTATGCCAATAAATCGTTGGCGGTGAATAGGGGTCGGGCATGAGTTTCCAAACCATCTTTGATATACAACAATCCATGACGGTAAACAACCGCCGTATGGTTGGACAACAAGTAGCGCGTTCGGGTTATATCACCGTAGCGCAATATCTAACCGCCGTGCCTTGGGTGTTTACGATTCAACCCCATGCCTACCTTTACTATCCGCAAGTTCGGGATATTATCCAAACCATTGATAACAGGGATAGGCAATTGCCCGAACAGATTAGTTTTGCAAGTACAAATCTACAATGGTTTGTAAAGATGCGCGGAACTGCTACGGCGGCAACCCTAAACGGCGCACCCGCGGCAAATACTCAAACACTTGCGCTAACTTCTAACGGCACATTTAAAGCGGGCGATTTCATTATGATTAGCGGCTATGTGTACAAGATTACCGCGGATAGCGCGGGTTCATCGGTAGGCATACACCGCCCCTTGATTGGTACGCCCGCATCGGGTACAACTGTTTTCTTGGGAACTGCTTGTACATTTAATGTTGTTGCAGAATCATGCCCAACATATACATTAAACCCAATGACCGATGGCGCGTTTGTGCAATGGGATTCGCCATTTGTTTTTAGAGAATACATCGTATGACAACAATTAACGCGGTAACTGGTTATCAAATCAACCATGCGGAATTTGTAAAACTTACCGTTGGTAATGCGGGAACTGTTTACACGTTCTGCAACGCCGCCGCGCCTATCACGGTTGGCGGCATTACCTTTTCAAACCTTGGTGCGCTACTTAGCGTTGGCGATGTTCAGCGCGATATTAAGGCTACATCGGATGACATGGCTATTCAATTAACGGGAATAAATCCAAGCAATGTAGCGTTAATTTTAAGCAATGATATTAAAGGTTCATTGGTAGAAGTATGGCGCGGGTTCTTTGATTCAAACAATCAAATTATTACTACGCCAACAACCCAATTCTTTAAACGCTACCAAGGCATTATCAATAGCGTTTCTATTACAGAAGATTTTAATTCTGAAGCGCGTACACGAATAGCAACTTGTTCTATTTCTTGTTCATCAATGCGGCGTGTTTTAGAAAACAGATTGTCGGGCGTAAAAACAAATCAAAACAATTGGCAATTTATTTATAGCGGCGATACATCAATGAACCGCGTAAGTGAAATTTCAAATACATTTTTTGATTTTGGTTCACCGCCAAAAACAAATACACAAGCAAGCAATACTACAGTAACAGATACAGGATATGTTGAAACGCCATGATAAGACCCGCGACAAGATACGACATACCTAGATTGTTAGAAATTGTAGAGGCTTACGCTTATGAAAACCCAATTAAAAAACTTGGTGAATCGCATAATCACTTTCCCCGCTATGTTGAAGAACTATTGTTTAGCATCATTCAAGGGCGTGGGTTCATTTATATCGATTCGCATCTCAGGGGCGCGATTGTGGCTTATAAAAGTTCTAACATTTGGTCGCCAAAAGTAAAAGAGTTAAACGAATTATTGTGGTGGGTAGAACCTGAACATCGCAATGGAACGGTTGGTGGTCGCCTTTGGAAAGCGTTTGATGAACGCGCAAAGGAAATGCTAAAAGCGGGTGATGTAGATTTTGTTTGCACTTCAATTTCTGCTAACGGCCCGTTGATTGATTACACACGCAGGGGCTACAAAGCACTTGGCGCAACTTTCGTTAGGGAATGAAATGGTTACAAGTTTAATTATAGGTTTAGAAGCAATTGGCTTTTCAACGGCAATGGCAACCTTTGCCGTTAACTTTGCCGTTTCTTATGTTGTTACCCGTGCCTTTGCAGATAACCCCGAACAACAACAAGACATGGGCGTTAGGCAACAAGTACCGCCAAGCGCAGTAAACGCTATTCCTATTGTGTATGGTAACGCCTACATGGGCGGCACATTCGTTGATGCGGTTCTGACTACCGACCAAAAAACTATGTACTATGTTTTGGCTATTTCAAGCATTAGCCCTAACGGGCAATTTGCTTTTGATACCGCAGATATGTACTACGGTGATAGAAAGATTACTTTTGATGCTACAGATTTAACCAAGGTTGTTAGCCTTACCGATGAAGCGGGAAATGTAGATACAAAGATTAGCGGCAACCTTTACATTAGCCTTTATACATCTACCGCGGGCGGCACAATTACATCCGCTAATGGCGCATCAGCACCTAGCACGGTTATGGGCGGTTCTGATATTGCCGTTGGTCAGCGTTGGACAGGAACGCGGCAAATGAATGGCTTGGGCTTTGCCATTGTCAAACTAATTTATAACCGCGATGCTGATACGACACAATTACAACCTATCACATTTAAAGTTTCACATACGCTAAACGGAACAGGCGTAGCCAAAGCGGGCGATGTTTGGTACGACTACATTACAAATTCTGTTTACGGCGGCGCGGTAGATGCGGCGTTTGTTAATAGCACAAGCGCAACCGCGTTAAATGCTTATGGCGACCAAATTATTACATTTACAAATAGTAGTGGCGTACCATCTACGCAACCGCGTTACCGAATCAACGGCGTATTAGATGCGGGGCAAACTGTATTAAGTAACATTGACCGCATTGTTTCTGCTTGCGATTCTTGGATGACCTACAACGCCGCTTTGGGTCAATGGTCAGTTGTTATCAACAAAGCCGAATCTACCGCGTATGCTTTTAATGACAACAACATTATTGGCGAAATTCGCGTTAGTGCAACCGACATTACAAGTTCAATTAACCAAGTTGAAGCGCGATTTCCTTTCAAAGAAAACCGCGACCAAGCCGCATTTGTAAACATTGAAACGCCTAGCGGTTTACTGTATCCCAACGAACCCGTTAACAAGTATTCAGTTACTTACGACATGGTTAACGATTCGGTGCAAGCGCATTACCTTGCTAATCGTTTGTTGGAACAAGCCCGCGAAGATTTAATTGTTTCTTTCAGCACTACCTATTACGGAATTCAAGTAGATGCGGGCGATGTAGTCAGCGTTACCAATACTGATTACGGATGGGCAAGCAAACTATTCCGCGTGATGAAAGTTAATGAGGCATCATTGCCCGATGGTTCATTAGGTGCAAAATTAGAACTTAGCGAATACAACGCGCAAGTTTATGATGACCAAGACATAACGCAATTTACGCCAGTACCTAATAGCGGTTTATCATCGCCCGTTTTCTTTTCATCATTAACCGCACCAACGGCTACAGGTTTCCCTAGCGCGGTTGTTCCAAATGTTAGCGTACAAGTTTTCATACCCGTTACGGGGCGCGTTACTTTTGTAAATCTTTTCTTTACAACAAGCGCAACGCCTACCGCATCAGATTGGAAATTACTTGCATCGGCAAATTCAAGCAATAGCCAACCTATTGGCAACAACTTTAACTATACTTTTACAAACAATATCATCAATACGGGAACGTATTATTTTGCCTACCTTGTTGGCAATGAAGTTGGACAATCTGCTTTAAGTACGGCAAGTAGCGCATTTGTTTGGACACCCGTAGCGGGCGCGGGCGCGGCAGGGCCATTCGTAGATATATCAGGGTTTACAGTATTTTCACGGTCAAGCGGCGGGACTGTTACACCAACTGATGCTACGCTTACCGCGGTAACGCAAAATGTTACATCGCCTACATACGCATGGACAATTACCAACGCAACGCCAACAACGGGTTCTGCTTCTACTATTACCATTACGCCCGATTCAGGCGCAACAGACGTAACCGCATCTTTAGTTGTTAACGGTAGTAACTTAACAAGCGCAATTACAAGAAGCATCACAATGGCGGTTGTGGATGATGGTAGTTCGGGCAGTACAGGCCCGCGTAATGCACAGGTTTATTTTTTCTACAACGCAGGGCAATCAACCGCACCAACCGCACCAACAACATCCGAAGTTGCGTATAACTTTGCATCGCAAACCGCAACCATAACTGCAAGCGGATGGGCTACGACATTTAGCCCAAGCGCGGTTTCAACAACATCTGCTAACAATAAGTATTGGGCAGTTCTTGTTGTATTTCAAGAAAACACTTATGGCGGTTCTTATAGCGAAACTATCAGCACGGTATTTACTTGGCAAAACTTAAATGGTTTGGTTACTTTTACCAACCTTTCAAATTCAGTTGGTTCGGGTGGAACTACAACTACATTTATTGATGGCGGTGCAATTACTGCAAATTCATTGCAAGTTGACAAAATTACATCAGGAACAACAAGTTCATTAAACGGCGGTGTTTTCACTCTTGGTAATGCGGGCGTGGTACTTAATGGCTTTTCGGGTGTAGGTGGTTTTGAATCAACAACAAGTGGTCGCTATGGACTTATGGCTTTCCAAGAAACGCCATCTTCAAATCAAGCGGCGGCTTTTGGCGCATCTACTTATTCAAATGGTGCGGCGGCTATTGCGGCGTTTGCAACCTACGATTTAAATTACAACTCTTTTTATACCGCCTTTTCCGCATCAACTAATTCATTCGCGGGCAATGGTAGATACAACCGAAGCATTGGAACTGTAGGAAACATAGCATTAGTTCCCGTTAATTCAACAGTATTAAACGGGGCTGACAATGCGGGTTATTTTGCTTATTACGGTACTTCAGCATCAGCAAGAATTGCAGAAGCATTTATTGCAAATACAACAACGGTTTCAGGTTATGTTGGTAGAAGATATGACACAACTGGCGTAACACTTTTAAATGAAATTTATTTAAACAACGGCAGTTATGCGGCTGAATCAACATTAGGTTCAATTTATTCTGCGGGTGGTTACTTGCCATTTACAGGAACGCACGATGGTTTAATTGAAGTAACTGAAGCACCTATTGTTGGCGACATTGTTGTTGATTACCAAGTTGAAGCGGTGTTAGATGTTTCAAACATTGTTATGCTTTACAAGAAAAGCACAACGGCAAATCAAAAGGGTGTTATTGGCGTTTGTATCCAAATTTTTGATGTACCGCCAAGCGATTGGAATGAATACGAAAACACGGGCGAAGTTGACCCAATAACAGGCACACCCGTTCCCGACCCTGCGCCCGTCTATAACCCAATGTATTACCCTATCCCTGCGGGGCAAAAAGTAATTCACATTAACGCTTTGGGCGAAGGGCTTATAAATGTATGCGGCGAAGGCGGCGACATTGAAATTGGCGACCTAATCGTTACAAGTTCTACCGCGGGTAAAGGCATGAAACAAGCGGATGATTTTGTTCGTTCTATCACCGTTGCCAAATCCCGCCAAGCGGTTACTTTTTCTAGCCCAACTGACATACAACAGATTGCGTGTATTTATTTGGGCGGGTAGAATATAGGAAAGACAATACACCATTCCCCGCGGGTACGCGGATGTTCGACCTATGTATAGGGAACGCTAAACATGGCTTTATTTTCTAAGAATGTAATCACGCAAGTAAGCGGATTTGACAACCCCCTAATTACGGGCGAATTGGTCTATAACCAACGATGGTATTGGAATCTAACAATTCTTGATTCTGCGGGTTTGCCAGTTAACTTATCTACCGCAACCATTACCGCGGATATTGCGCGTAGGCAAGTATCTAACCTTATTGATACCCGAAATGGGCTATCTTTTGATGTATCAAACTACACGCCCCCGCCTACCGCTATCAACCTAACGATTAGCAACAAGGTTGACGCGGCGGGTTCTTTTACATTGGTAATTGATGACACCGCTTGGGGTTTGATTAACTCTGACCCACAACTAAAAATTGATGAACAAAACCCCGTTTGCTTTACGGGAAAAATCAAGATTGCATTTGCCGCTAACCCCCCAACGCCCGCCGAAGATAACATTATTTTCTTAATGTTCTTGGTTCGTTCGGATGGTGTTACTGTACTTTAAGGGGATTTGAAAATGGCTATTTCTAAAGTTGTTGTAGTTGATGGTAACAACCTTATCGTTCGCATTGACCGCGGTGTCGCGGGTCGGGGCGTAACTGATGTTGAACCCGTTGTTATTGATGGTTCTTTGTACCTTGTTTTTACATTTTCTGATGGCACTACGGAAACGGTTGGGCCAGTTGGCACAATTCAATATGTTGGAACATCGCCTATTGTTGTAAACGGTTCTACGATTAGTTTAACTACCGTTCCCGTTAACTTAGGCGGTACGGGTCAAGTTACCGCCAATGCAGGGTTTAACGCCCTTGCGCCTACACAAACAGGCAATTCAGGCAAGTACCTTAAAACCGATGGCACTAATTCCGCATGGGATTTGCTAGACATTTCTACCGCCGATATTACTGGCGTTTTACCACTTGCCAATGGT